GCGAATTTATTCCAAGGCCTGCAACCGGTGGCATCTTAGTTTCTAAGACGCTGATCAGAAACGCTGCTATCAATGCAGAGCAGTACATCAAAGAGGAAATGATTTATAACCAAACAAGCAAACATCTGCACTCTACGCCCGGCGATGCTGTTGATTATGACTTTGTGGAAGCGAGAATTATCTCAGCGGCATTGCAATATAAGATTGAGGCGCTCTGCCCTGATCCTTGGAATAGCCACACCTTAACACAGAGAATAGATAAGCGGTTTCAAGAGATGGGGTTAAATATACCAATCATCGAAATACCTCAAACAATGGCGGGGATGTCTCCACCAATGAAGGAAACAGAGCGACTTTTAAGGACAGGAGCACTCACACACGAAGAAAATCCACTCGCTAGATGGTGCTTTGGTAACGTTATCATCGCCATAGATGGCAACGAGAACATAAAACCAATGAAAAATAAGTCTATAGATCGCATAGATATCATTGTCGCGCTTATAAACGCCATGGCAAGAGCGATGTTAGAGGTCAAAGTGACGTGCCCATACAACGAAAACAGAGGCATTTTAGTAGTCTAAAGGGGTGAGAATAGCTTGAAAATAGAGATGTTTGGCAAAAAGCTAGAGATTAATTTTAATAACGCTGTACAATCCATGCCGCCATTAAGTAATGACTCGGCTTGGAAAGAGTATTTAGCGGGCAGAGGTTATATCGTTGGATCTGATACAGCATTACAAGTAGCAGTTGTTATACGATGCGCTGATGTTGTTGCTAAGACAATGGCAAGCCTCGGATGCCATCTTTATAAATCTGAGGTGGGCGGCAAAACAAGAGCGACCAATAACCCCTTATACAAACTCTTGCGAATGCTCCCTAACCCGGAAACAACTGCTTATGAATTTTGGCACATGTATGTTTTTAACCTCATGATGACAAAAGGAGCCTATGCAAAGATCATAAGAGATGGCAGCGGCAGAATAAAAGAGCTCTGGAATATACCCACGGCCTTTGTTACCATGCAACGCAACTCGGTAACTAGAGAGCGATATCTTCATGTGTACAACCCAAAAGGCGGGATTGATACTGTTTACGATTTTATGTATACGCCAGGACTAAGATTTGCAAACGATGAAGCACCAGAGGACTTCATGCGGATAGCGTCAGAGGTATTAGGACTGACAATAGATCTAAATAAGTATGCCAAGGACTATTTCGAGAATGGCAGCAATATGGGCGGCTTTATTGAGTACCCTCAGGCAATCAACGAGGTATCGTTTAAAAAATTCAAAGAGGATTGGGGAAAAACGTATGCCGGAGTAATGAATCAGCACAAATGGGCAATCCTCGAGGGTGGATTCAAGGCAACGAAGATGGAAAGCAATCCAGAACAAGCCCAGGCCTTAGAGTCACGCAAGTTTCAGGTTATTGAAATATGTAGAATAATGGGCGTGCCACCATGGAAAGTCTTTGCGACCGATGGATACTCTTATGCCAGCATGGAGCAAAGTAACATCGAGTATGTTCAAGAGACTTTATCGCCAATGGATGTGCGAATAACGCAGACGATTTACAAGGATTTGTTAAGCAATGCCGAACAGAATTTGCATTATGCCAGGTTTAATCTCAACGCCTTGCTTCGCGGCGATGTGGCTGCCAGAACACTCTATTACCACAATGCACGGCAAGATGGCTGGATGAACGCCAACGAAATCAGAGAGCTTGAAGAAATGGACAAGATCGCTGTTGATCAGGGCGGAGATATCTACGCTATTAACGGCAACATGATACCAATTACAGCGATACCGCTTAATTTGCCCAAGGGAGCACAAAAAGGAGGTACGGAGAATGTCACTAAATAAAAAGTTTTGGAACTTTAAGCAAGAAGGAACTGTTGGAGAATTGACCCTATATGGAGATATAGCCAGTTCAACATGGTGGGGCGACGAGATTACCCCAAAACAATTCAAGACAGACCTTGACGCCCTAGGGGCCGTAGACACGTTAAATGTTTTCATCAACTCAGGTGGCGGAGATGTATTCGCAGGACAAGCAATATATTCAATGTTGAAAAGACATGCTGCAAATAAGGTTGTCTATATCGACGGGCTGGCTGCAAGCGCAGCATCTTTGATTGCTATGGCCGGCGACAAAATCATAATGCCCGCCAATGCGATGATGATGGTACACAAAGCATGGACCATAGCGCTTGGCAACGCTGATGAACTGCGCAAAATGGCAGATGACATGGATAAGATGGACTCTTCCATTGCCCAAGCCTATGAAACAAAGACAGGAAAAACCAAAGAAGAAATACTCGCGATAATGGAAGCGGAAACATGGATGACCGCAGAGGAAGCAGTCACAGATGGATTCGCCGATGAAATTGAACAAGAAAAGAAGTTAGCCGCCTCAATCGATGGCGGTTTTTTGATGCTCAACAATCAAAAATTCGACCTAGAGAATTATAAAAACTTTAGGCCAGAAGCAGTTGAAGCATACAGGGCGGTAGCAGTACCGGAGCCTGTTGCGATAGATCCACCCGACCTCTCTGATCAAGATAGAGAGTTTAGAAAACTAAAAAATAAATTATTAGGAGGACAATAAAAATGGAAATGGCAAAAATCTTAGACCTTAAGCAGGAAAGAGCAACAATCACCAACTCAATCAGAGCAATCATGAACGACTTTGAAGGAAAACCAATGGATGCCATCAAAGCGGAGGAACTCTCAAAGTACGAAGCAAGATTTGATACCCTTAACGCATCAATTCTAGCAGAGGAAAAACAACTCGAAAGAGAACGCATCCTTGGCGAAAAACTCCCTACTCCCCAAAAAGGAGAGCCAAGATCAGAACTGTTAAACGCTTTTAGTAACTATCTCAAAGAAGGCAGCTCGCATGCAATGTCCGTCTATGCCGCGTTGCAGCAGGACAACCCTACACAGGCAGGATACTTGGTAGCACCTCAACAGTTTATGAGCGAGATCATCCAGTCAAAGAATGATTCAATGTTCATGAGACAGTTGTCTCGCGTGTTGCCTCCTCTCGCAAAAGCAGCTTCTTTGGGGTTCCCGAAACGGACCACAAGGCTGAGCACTTTCGCTTGGGGCACTGAAATACAGGCACCTACCCCTGATTCTGCTCTTGCTTTTGGCAAACGCGAATTTATTCCAAGGCCTGCAACCGGTGGCATCTTAGTTTCTAAGACGCTGATCAGAAACGCTGCTATCAATGCAGAGCAGTACATCAAAGAGGAAATGATTTATAACCAAACAAGCAATGAAGAACAAGCATTCTTGACTGGCGATGGTGCAGGTAAGCCTCTGGGCGTGTTCACAGCCTCTGCTGATGGCATCAGTGTAGCGAGAGACATTTCAACAGGCAACACCGCAACAGAAATGAAATTCGATGGCTTGCTTGAAGCAAAATACGCTTTAAAAGCCGGATATCATACTGGTGCAAACTGGCTGTATAACCCTGCCGGTGTTAAGCAGTTGGCTAAATTGAAAGATGGAGACGGTCAATACATTTGGCAGCAATCCGTTGTACTCGGCACACCTGATACACTGTTAGGTTTCCCTGTGAAGATGTCCGAGTTTGCTCCAAAAACCTTCACAACTGGCCAATATGTCGGTATCCTTGGCAACTTCAAGGAAGGTTACTGGATCTGTGACAGCCTGCAGATGGAAATACAGGCACTCATGGAGCTCTACGCATTAACCAATCAAGTATTCTACATCGGCCGCCATGAAGTTGACGGAGCACCGGTGCTTGAAGAAGCATTCGTCAGAGTTAAACTGGGCTAAGGTAAATAAAGAGGGGAGGGCACTCCTCCCCTAATATAAGATTAGGGAGGATTATAAAATGTTAGAAAGCTTATTAAACGCAGCGGTATTTGACAAGGTATTAGTGGCAACGGCCGCAGGAACAGCCGATACTCTTGCTGGTGATATCCTGGACCTGCAAAACTGCGACAGCGTAACCGGCATTGCGATACTTGGCGATGTCACAGCAACATCAGTAGTAACCTTAAAAGCCTTTACTGGCAACGAGGCCGCACTTGGTGACGGAGCGTATGAAACTGTCACTGCGACAGTCACAGCAACAGCTACAAGCGCAGACAACAAACTACTCGTTCTTGATGTAGTTAAGTCTGGCAAGAGATATTGCCGCTTCGACCTCGTAAGGGCAACAGCCAACGCCGTTGTCGATGGCATTATAGGCATTAGATACAACTATCGTGCAATCCCAACCACGCAGGGAGCGGATGTAGTCGATAGCGATATCTCGGTAAATTAACAGAGAGGGCGGGATAACCGCCCTTAATCTTTTAGGGAGGTAATGAAATGACAATAAAAGACGGAGAAGTAATCGAAAAACCATTAGGCGAAGATAATTCGAGCAATGGATATAGCTCGGCCAGCGTAACGGCCAACGCAGATGGAACCGTTCTCGAAAGAATGGAAGATATCAAGGAACAAATGGGAAGATGTGTGAGCTTGGGACAGGCTGCAGCTTCTTTGACAGGCACAGCAACTAAATTCACAGTAACCGGCATTGTTAAGATTAAACATCTTGGTATGTTGGTAACTACCGCACTCCCAGCAGGAGCGAATACTCTTAAATTCTCTTTCACGCCAACTGGTGGCGGTGCAACCGATCTATCCGGAGCGACAGACACAGCTAGTGCTGCAGCTCAACAGTTTTTCATTATTGATGGTGTAGCAGCAACCGGCTTAGTCAAAACAACTGCAGTTGGCATAGGTGTAGCAGCCAACGAACATATGCCTATCATCCTTGGACCTGGCGTTATCCAAACGATATTCAGCGCAGGACCACCGGCAACAGGCGCAGCTACTTTGTACGTTGAGTACGAACCTCTCGTACCGGGTGCACAAATAACCTAATAAGATAGGGGAGGATATCCTCCCCTGATTTTCTAAGGAGGTAAAGTATGAAAGTTAAATTATCAATACCGATATGCTGCCCAGATGGCAGTTTTAAATCAGGAGATGAGCCGAATTTATCAGAGGCGATTGCCAAAGGTTTAATTGAGGCAGGATACGCAGTATCCCTGGAAGTAACAGATGAAGTAACACCTAAAATAGAAAAGAAACCGCCGATTAAAGGGGGTAGCAAATAATGGCAGTGAGCAAACAGCAATCTTTCGATACATATATAGGCACTGCGGCAGAAATGGCAGCTTTCACAAATGCCTTAATTGGGGACACATTTATCCCCACAGATGGTGCCGACGCAGGCAAAGAGCATATTTACACAGGTACCGCGTGGCTTAAAAAGGCATAATACCCCGAGCTGAACATACGGAGGTGATCAATTGTTTGCACTTAAGAATAAAACGCCGCCCAGATCAGAACCGTTAACGCTAGCGGAGGCGAAACTACATCTCAATTTTAGCGAAGATGACGTATTGATATCTGCATTGATTTCCGCTGCAAGAGGATGGTGCGAAGGGTTTCAGAACCGCGCATATATCACGCAGACATGGGAATTGGTGCTCGATTGCTTCCCAAATAGAGACTACATCGAAATACCTTTACCGCCTCTGCAATCGGTCGTAAGCGTGAAATATTACGGCACTGACGATACCGAATACACCATGTCGACTGATGATTATTTTGTTGATACGAAGAGCGAACCAGGACGCTTGGTTTTAGCTTATTGCAAGACCTGGCCGACAACTACGCTTAGACCCGCAAATGCAGTCATCGTGGAATTTGTGGCAGGACATCCTGACTATATCGGCACAGTAAACACGGTGGCGACGGCGGTAACGAAAGCGGCAGGCGATGCCTTTAACACATCATGGCCAATAGGGAAAAGTATCACCATCAATAACGTCGTGTATACGATTGGCTCCGTCTCGACAATAGCAGCCTTGGCATTAGCGGCAACCGCAGGAAATCAGACAGGCGTTGCATATCAGGCTAATGACGTGCCAGAAAGAGTCAAGGAGGCAATTAAACTGGTACTGGGGCATTTCTATGAAAATAGGGAAGAAGTCACAGAAAAAGCTCTCGTTACTGTACCGATGGCGGCAAAATCCTTACTCTCACTCGATCGCGTCATGACGTTGTAGGAGGCGAAAATATGCAAGCAGGAAAATTAAGAAACTGCGGCAAGATCCAGCAAGAGACAATAACTCGCGGATCTGATGGAGCAGAAATAGCCTCTTGGACAGACCTCTACACAAACGTTAGGTCCGCGATCGAGCCGCAGACAGGCCGCGAATATTATACCTCCAAGCAAGTTTTTGCAGAAATGACAGATTTGCTGACGATAAGATATCACAGCGGACTAACTCAAAAGATGCGTTATATCTTGGGTACTCGTGTTTTTGACATTATGGAGATACGAGATATCGAAAACCGTCATAGAGAAATGCAGTTAGTTTGTAAGGAGGTATTCTGATGGAAATTAATGATGCCTTGTACAGCTATCTATCAACCTATGCCGGACTTTCTGCACTGATCAGCACGAGGATTTATCCGGATATATTACCGCAGTCACCAACAGTACCGGCAATAACATATCAAAGCATCTCTAAAGTGCGCGAGCATCTTTTTCGGGCCGACTCCACGCTAGTAAAAAGCCGATACCAATTCTCTTGCTTCGGAAACACTCGCTCTTCTTCAAAGGCGGTAGCAAAACAAATAAGGTTTGCTCTCCAAAACTATTCCGGAACAATGGGCGGAACCGGGGGCGTAATAGTCAATGCCGTTGAGATAGATGGAGAGGATGATAACTACGAAAGCGACACTAAGCTATATTCGACAATGCTTGATTTCTTAATCTGGCATGAGGAGTGATGAAATGAAAATACAGATGATAAATACCAAAAACGTGGCTGGCGAGATATTCTCTGCTGGCTCTTTTTATGACCTTTCAGAGGGACAAGCAAAGACCTGGATAGGTTCTGGCGATGCAAAAACCGTTGAGAAGACAAGCAAAAAAGGGAAGGAGGCTGAGAAATAATGAGTTTTGGACATGGTAAAAATATCAAGGCTTATGTAAACGGTTACGATTTGACAGGCTATTTCGACAGTATTGACCAATCAGGGTCAGCCAAGACAGCAGAAACGACCACCTTCGGAGCGCTTGCTGACACGTTCGTAGCTGGCACAAAAAACGGTACTTTATCTGCAGAAGGTTTTTTCGATGGATCTGCTAACGCCGTAGATGCGATATTAGCTGCGGCCCTTGCAGGAGCAACGAACTGGCTTTGGTGGCCTCAGGGCGATGTAATAGGCGGATTTGGGTATGGCATGAGTGCACTAAATACAGCCTACGCAGTTAAAGGCAGTATAAGCGCAGCAGTCAGAGTGTCAGCCTCGGCTCAATCAAACGTAGGTATTGAGAGAGTACAGAATTTGCACGCGTTGGCAGCAGAAACAGCGGGGGCAAGCGGAGCGGCACAAGACGGGGCAACAGCTACTACAGCAGGAGGGTCGGCATATTTAGAGGTTACAACATCAAACACAGGGGGAACGGTTGTTGTAGAGGATAGTGCAGACGGTTCAACTGGATGGGCGACAATAGCAACGTTTTCAACAATATCTGGATCTGCAAAAACAGCCGAGCGTATTGCGATCACTGGCAACATAAAAAGATATACGCGCTGTACATGGACAATCGCGGGAACGACAATGACGTTCAACTGCGCAATTCATAGAAATTAGGGAGGGAAATTAAATGGCATTTGCACATGGTAAAAATACGGTCTTTAAAATCGACAACTCTGTAGGAGCGCTTACTGATATCAGCGCATATTTAACTGACGTGGATTTACCCCAATCAGCAAAAACAGCAGAAACAACCACCTTCGGAGCGCTTGCTGATACTTTTGTAGCCGGCACAAAAAACGCAACAATAAGCGTATCGGGTAACTTCGATGCAACAGCTGATGCGGTTTTAGCGGCCATTCTCGGTTTGATTGGATCCTTCGAATACGGCCCAACCGGAAGCACTGCCGGCATGATCAAATATACCGGCGAATGTCTTTGCACGGCATACAGCATCAAGGGTGCTGTGGGTGGACTGGTACAGGCTACTGCCTCGTTCCAAGTCTCTGGAGCAGTAACTCGCGCGACATATTAAGAGAGGATGATTAGATAATGACAAAGCTTACGCGTGACGATATAGTAGGCGCAAAAATACTTGGCGTTAAGGAAATCGAAGTTCCAGAGTGGAACGGATCAGTATTTATCCGTAAATGGTCGGGCAAGGATAGAGCAAAATTCTTAAAGGCGTCCACGAAAATTCAAGGTGAGGACGTTGGAGCTAATTTCGATACCATCTTTGACAATATGGCCTTGGTGGTCGTAATAAGCCTTTGCGATGAAGACGGCGTGAGACTGTTTGCTGACGAGGACCAGGAGATGCTTGCTGAAAAGGATGCTAATGCAATCCAACGTATTTATGAAGCTGTTCTTGTGCTTAATGCTTTGAATCAAACGGCGGTGCAAGATTCAGCAAAAAACTCCGACTCCATCCAGAACAGCGTTTCTACCTCCGACTCGCAAGAGAACTCGGATATACCAGAGACGAGCTCCTTGAACGCATAAGCTCCGAGGAGATAACTGACTGGATGGCACATTATATTTTGGAAAGCGAAGAAAAAGAATGGGCACGTCTTAATGGGGGAGGGTAAAACCTCCCTTTATTTTTGGAGGTAGAAATGGATATTGATTTTGACACCTCAGGATTTCAAACAATGATTGATTCTCTCGATAATCTCGGAAAAGCAGGCGAAAAGATTTTTAAAGAGGCTCTCGACGAGGGAGCAAAAGTCATACACGTCAAAATGCAAGATAAAGTTTATCAAGTTCTGCGCCGGAAAACAGGCGCTTTGCAGGACAATATTAAAATCGGCAAAGTTCGCAAGGGCAAAGATGGCGTATGGAGTCAAGTTATAGGACCCGGCAAAGGTGACATTTCAGAAGCCTTTTATGGAAAGTTTTCCGAGTACGGAAGTAGTCATGAAAAAGCGAAACCATGGATGCGCCCTGCATTTGACGAGAGCGCAGGCGAGGCATACAGAAAGATAGAAACGATTATTCAGGATGGCATGGAGCGATCCTTTAAATAAGGGGGTGAAATAATGGCTGATAGAACGATGCTGACGAAGTTAGTCTTAGATGCAACATCATACGAAAAAGGAATCCAGGTTGCAAAAGCCGGAACTCAGTCTCTGAACAAAGAATTAGAGCTCTGGAGGATACAGAATAAGACGACTACTGACAGCGCGAAGTATCTTAACGAGCAAATGAAAACGCAAAAGCAAATCCAATCTACCCTATCAGCAGAGATACAAATAACCCAAAAGAAACTAGCTGACGTATCATCTATCCAAGGCGATACATCGAAAACCGCCATGGCATTAAATAATAAGTTGCTTGATTTACAGATCCAGCAAACGAAGCTTAATCAAGAGCTTGAAAAGAGCGCTACTCCTCTGGCGAATTTCAAGAACCATTTATCTGACGTTGCCTCTAATCTGCAAAAAGCCGGAGACAAGATGGTTTCAACCGGCAAGAGTATGACAATGGGCATTACAGCCCCGGCATTGGCGGCAGCGGCAGGTATATATAAATTAGCAACTGGAGCATCGGAATATGCTGACAAAATCGGTGTTATGTCTGAAAAAACAGGCATGAGCCTAAAATCTCTGCAAGAAATGCAGTACGTTACAAATCAATTGGACATGGATTTTGAGGTCATTCCGCAATCTATGACGATGTTTACAAATAAATTAAAGGGCGTCGAGAAGGACTCTGGAGATACTGCGTCGGCAATGAAGTTGCTTGGTATAAGCATGGAAGATTCTGCAGGGAAAACACGGCCGATAAATGATGTCTATATGGAGACAATAGAAAAACTCTCTGCTATGAAAAATGAGAGTGACAGAAATATCATGGCTTCAGCTATCTTCGGCAAGTCGTGGTCTGAACTTGCTCCGTTACTAAAAGCAGGATCCACGGAAATAGAAAGGCTCCGAAAAGAAGCAAATGATCTGGGAATAGTTCTTTCTGATGATGCACTTAATGCAGCAAGAGAATTTGGCGATGATGTAGATAAATTAAAAGCGCGGTTTAGAATGGCCTTCATTGAAATTGGTACGAATTTTATGCCAATGATAAAAACACAGGTCGTTCCTTTCATCCAAAACAGCGTACTACCCGCTGTAAAGTCATTTGCGGAACACATAGTTGGCTTAATAACTTGGTTTAATAATTTAAGCCCAGCGGCTCAAAAAACCATCGGAGTTATTGCGGGTATAGTAGTAGTTGCAGGGCCTGTATTAGTAATGCTAGGTAATATGTCAATAGGGGCAGCCGCCTTGGTTAAGGGCACAAGCGCTTTAGCAGGCGGCATAGGCAAGTTGCCTGCATTGTTTAAAACCTTTGGTGCTGCACTCGGCGTCTCCTCAATCCAAGTGGTTGCGATTGTCGCAGGAATAGTTGCGCTAGGCGCTTTGGCTTATGTCCTTTATAAGAATTGGGATAAGGTTGTTCCTTTCTTCCAGGGAATGTGGGGCGTTTTAAAGAGCGTATTTGTAACAAGCGGCGCCGGCATAATGGTTGCTATTCGAGAGATCCAGTTAGGGCTTGCGAAATTCCTTGATTTTACAGCCGGAAACTTACTTGCTCTATACAGCGGACTATTCGGTTTTCTATCAAAGATCCCTGGTATCGGCAAGATTTTCGAAACCGCACAGAGCGGCATTGACACCTTACGCGGCAGTATTCATGGATTTGTTGTCTCCTCCGAAAAAGACCTCAGTGATGCAAAAGCAAACGTAAAAGAAGCGGCTTCTGATACAAAGGCGGCATGGGGCACAATGACAGATGCTGCAGTTGAGCTTGGTAAGGGTATGGGCAACACAGTCATGGACGCCGTGAATAATGTCAAAGGCTTCTTAAAAGGTGGAGCAACAGCCGCCAAAGAGGTAACACCAGAGTTCGAAGAGGCAGGAAAAGACGCCGGAAATGCTTATGCTGATGGAATAAAGCTCGGAGCAGAAGAAGCAGCAAAGGCAGCCAAAGAAGCTGCACAAAAAGCACAGGATGGGTATATATCCGCCGTTAATAAGCTTAATGATTCCGTTGTTTCTGCTCTGACAAGACGGTATAAGGCAGAGGAAAAACTGCAGACAAACTCATTAAAGAAGCAAACAGCCGAACTCGACACATGGAAGGATACTCAGCTTAAACGCATTGAAGAAGTAAGAGACGCAGCTCTGACCGCACTCGATAATGAGACTAATAATAAAACATCTGCTCTGCAATCTCAGATAGATGCTTTAGATGCTCAATTAAATGCAGAGGAAAAGGCAAAACAAGAGAAGGAAG